GATACGGTCTGGAAAGAAAGTCTTCGTTCCGTTTGCGAATGTCGCACTAGCATCCAATGCACCGGAAGTCAGAACAGGAAAGTCTATCTCTGTTCCAACCAAGAGCATAGTTATTGCTGGCATCGTCCCAAGTGTTCAAACAGGTCAATTCAGTGCTAGAAGATATGCACATTGGAATTTGTCCAACAACAATGCTAATGTGAACTCTGGTCAGAACAACGTATCAATCAACAGCAGTTCCAGAAGGGTCGCCTAATGGCAACTTTCGTCATCAAGCAAAACGACACAAGCCCTTCAATCGAAGCGACATTGACGAACATCAATGGCACGGCGATCAATATTGCCAGTGCTTCCGTTCGATTCCATATGAAGAACATGACCAACAATGCGCTGACCGTAGATCAAGCAGCGACTATCGTGAACGCAGCCAGCGGCATCGTGCGCTACGCCTGGCAAGCCGCTGACACCCAGACGCCTGGAATGTACAACTGCGAATTCGAAGTTACATATTCTGACAACTCCATCGAATCATTTCCAAACGATGACAAGATCATTGTTTCAATCGAAGGGGAGATCAACTGATGTCGCTGCGAACAGCCATAAAACTTTATCAGGATCGCGGATCTCGGATCGTAACCAACCCCGAGACTGAACCTGTTTCGCTCTTGGAGTTGAAGCGGTATCTTCGCATTGATGATAACTCAGACGATGTGGTCTTGGCTGATCAGCTTATGGAAGCAAGGCGCTACATCGAGGAGCAGATCGGTCTAGCATTCCTGACGCAGTCTTGGCGGCTTGCAATTGATCAGTGGCCCGCCGGTGGCGAGGCTTGGTGGGATGGCGTGCGTGAGATGTCAATCTCCGAACTTTACAGGACCGGCGTCATTCAGACATTGACGCTCCCGCGTTGGCCTCTTCAATCGATTACATCTGTAACGGTCTACGACGAAGACAGCACTGCAACTTCCATTAACGTGGCGAACACGTTCGATGTCGATGTCTACCAAACACCTGGCAGAATGACGTTGAAGCGAGGCCAGACATGGCCTGTTGCACTTCGCGCAAATAATGCCATCGAAATTGTCTATGTGGCTGGATACACAAGTGCGTCAACCGTTCCGATCACAATGAAAAGAGCGGTGCGGCAGCTTGCCGGGTTTATGTACAGCCATCGTGGTGATGATTGCACTGCAAGCGATGCCTATGAAGAATCCGGTGCTGCTAATATCATGGCGCAATATAGGTCCATGAAGATATGACCTATCCCAGCAGTCTCGACATTGCGCGCGGGCTGGCTTCTGGTTGCCGGTCATTCAACAAGTTCGGGCGCAATATTTCAATTGGCTCCAACTTCACGCCTGTCTCTCGCTCTGGCTTCTACCGAACGCCGAAATGGCCGGATTCAGTTCTGCTACGCATCAAGGCAGGTGGAAATGCAAACGATACGGCCAATGGTTCCGGCGGCAGAGAGGTCACGCTGATCGGTCTCAACCCTGCGGGGGAGCTGATAACCGAAACACTCGCAACGGCTGGCGCATCGGCAAGCGCAGCGACCACTCAGGCCTTCATGCGTTTGACCGATGCTTATGTGTCCAAGTCTGGAACGTATGCAACGCAGACTGCTGGATCACATGCTTCAACAATCGTGATCGAAAATGCCGCTGGTGGCGAGGATTGGGCAACTATTGCGGATGGAACATTAGGCCGTGGCAAGACCGAGATGGCTGTCCATTCGACACCGCGAGATCGCAGTGCAGTACTCAAGAATGTGACTATTTCTAGCGATGCCGACAAGAAAGCCAATATTGTTCTCTACAAGCGTGAGAACATTCGCGAGGCGGCGGCACCATATACCTCGATGCTGCTCGTCACAGAGTATCCGCAGAGTTCCGGTCTGATTGATGTGGTCTTCGATCCGCCGATCTTCTTTCCGCCGCTGTGTGACTTTGGCTTCCTTGCCAATGTATCGGCCAGCACTGTTGACGTTGCCGTGAATATGGACATCGTGGAGTTCATTGCCCGATGATAAAATGTTGCGACATGAATTCCGGAAAGCTGAAAGAGCCGGTGACGTTCCAGCGCCGCACCTTGACGAGCGATGGCGCAGGAGGCCAGACGGAATCCTGGGCCACCGTTTCTGGTGCACCGACTCGAGCCTATGTGGCTCCGGTTGGCGGCTCGGAGCGATTTGCTCATGACCGCACCGAGGCAACCGTTCGGTTGCGCCTTGTGGTTCGATACACTTCAACATTGCTGGATTCCGACCGCGTGCAGATCAGGAACAAGATCCACAACATCCGGTTCCTCGATAACATGGAGTTCGCCAACAAGTGGCTTCAGATCGACGTTGATGGCGGGGTCGCGGCGTGACGGATGTCAAGGTCGAGATCAAGGGGCTGAAAGAGGTCAATGCGGCCTTGCAAGCCTATGGGAAAGACCTTGGCAACTCTCTGGCCCTCATTGTCGATGCCACCGCATTGGAGGCCGTCACGGACGTTCGCAAGGCCATACAGGGGCCTCCCAAGACTGGCAGGGAATATGCCAGAGGCGTGAACAAGGACAAGGTTCACCGAGCATCTGCTCCTGGCGAAGCACCAGCAACCGATACCGGCGCGCTCGTCAGTTCGATCTACAACGAAAGCCGAGGCAAGTATTCCAAAGCCATCGGAAGCCGTCTTGACTATGCCTACTACCTTGAGTTCGGCACCTTCAAGATGGCGAAACGTCCGTCTTGGATTCCTGCCGTCGAGCGGGCGATTCCAAAGATGTTGAAACGGGTCGAGATTGCAATCGCCAAGGCCAAGGCACGCGCGGAGAAGACAACAAAATGAAATCCGATGATCTTCAGACGGCAGTCTACAACCGGCTTAACGATAGCGCCGTCACCAGCCTTCTCAGCACCTACTACAGCCCTCTCGTGGCGATCTTCACCGATGTCCCCCAGGCGGCTGACAGTGAGTTGGAATCGGCATTCCCGTTCATCACCATCGGGGCCGACACGATCAATCCTTTCGACAGCAAGGATGATCTTGGTGGATCGGCAATCGTCCAGATCGACGTATGGGACCGTGCCGCATCCATGCTCGATCTGAAGACCGTAGTCGATGCCGTCGATGGCCGGATGCGCCGCCAGCCGCTTTCCATTGCGGGCGTCACGCACATCACCACGGAATTGGATAGTTGCAATTTCTCGCGCGATCCTGACGGCAAGACCAAGCGCGGCCTCATCTTGTACCGTGTATTGTGGATTGCATAGTTTCCGTGATATAATCACGGCCAAAGAAGAGGTTCTCGCATGGCTATTTCTGGCCGATCAGTTCGCATAAGCCGCAACGGCTCCAACATCGTGGGCGCTCGTGCTGACAGCGTGACGATCAATAATGAGCCGCTCGACATCACGGACAAGGACGATTCCGGCTGGCGCACCATGCTGACTGATGTCGGCTTGCGATCTGTCTCTTGCGAGATCGAAGGCGTGCTCAAGGATACCGTGCTTTTGTCGGAATCCGTAGGCACGGCCACCACAGCGCTCCTCCAGGAGTATGTTGTCACGATTAGCGGCATCGGCACCTTGACCGGCGACTTCATTCTCCAGGGGCTTCAGATCGGCGCGGAACAGGCTGATGTCACGACATTCACCGCTACTCTGGAGAGCGGCGAGAACATGACGGCCACCATTGGCCCATACAATACCGTCCTCCCGGCGATCACCGGCACGCTCTCCGGAACCAACGTCCAGACCACCACGAATGGCACATGGGCTGGCGATGCCACGATCACTTTTGCCCGTCAGTGGCAGCGTGGCAATGCTGCTGATCCCAACGATCCGTCATGGGCCAACATCGCATCTGCGACCGGAACGACTTACACACTGACAGGCTCCGACACCGGAAAATATATTCGGTGCCGCGTAACCGCCACCAACAGCGTCGGCTCCACGGTGGCATTCTCTAACATTCGTGGACCCGTGACCTAAGAAAGGAACTGAAAAATGGCTGCAATCTCTGGCCGCAAAGTGCGGATCAAGCGCGGCTCGACTGCCGTGGCTGGCGCTCGTGCCGATAGCTTCACCATCAACAACGAGCCGATTGACATCACTGAAAAGGATGATGCTGGTTGGCGCAAGTATCTCGCCGATGTCGGTGTCCGCTCCATCGATGCCGAAGTCGAAGGCATCCTTGAGGATACCACTTTCTTGGCGCTTGCCGTTGGCACCGCCTCGGCGCTGCTGGAATCCTACACCATTGAACTGCTTGGCCTCGGATCGTTCTCCGGCAACTTCTTCCTTGCCAGCTTCGCCGTCACCGGCGAACAGGCAGATGCCACGACCTTCACGGCCTCGATCCAGTCCTCTGGCACGATTACGTTCACGGCCTCGTAATCATGGCAATCTTTCGGGAGCTAACAATCAAATGGAAGGGTGAGGAATATCGCTTCGTCCCTTCCATGAAGCTGATGCGATCCATTGAGATGGGCGACATATCCTTCACGGACATTGCCGTTCGCACAAGCCAAGGTCGCCCGCCTGTCAGCCACATCGCTTTCGTTCTCTCCAAGATGTTGCAGTCGGCAGGTGCCAAGGTCACGGACGAACAGGTCTATGAGGAGTTGATCAATGGCAGCGCAACAGACGTTGCCGATTTGATTTCCTTAGTCATGCTGGCCTTCTCTCCGTCCGAGACCAAAGCAAAAAATCCAGACGCCCAGACCGAAAGCCAGTCGAAGGCGAGGGCGAAGATCATGGAGAGTATGGAGAACTAGACTGGGGCGGAATGTATCTATGGGCGAGGGAATGGGGAATTCAGCCTAGCGAGTTCTGGGAGATGACCATTCCCGAGTGGTGGTTGGAATACGAGTTGAAGAAGCCGAAAGAGCCAGGCGAAACATACGCCGGGAAACTGACTAGGGCCGATGTAGAGGAATTAAAGGAACTGTTGCATGGCTCAAGTTAGCGGAATCGAAGTCAAGATCAGCGCCAATACGGATGACTTCGACAAGGGCATTGCGAGTGCTGGCAGCAAGATACAGAACTTTTCGAAGCTTGCCGCCGTTGGTCTTGCTGGCTTCGCAACAGCAGCAGCGGCGGGTGGAGTTGCCATTGGTGCGCTGACCAAACAGGCCATCAACTTCGCTGATGAAATCGGAAAGACTGCTCAGAAGATCGGTATGACTTCCGAGAGCCTTTCACGGTTAGAGTATGCCGCTAAACTTTCGGATGTGTCTCTAGGCCAATTGCAAGTCGGTCTTGGTCAGCTTTCCAAGAACATGCAAGCCGGGAACGAAGCCTTCACGGCTCTTGGCATTTCGGTCACTGATGCACAAGGCAATCTGCGCGGCACAGAGGAAGTGCTGCTCGATGTGGCGGAACGCTTTGGTGGGATAGAAGACGGCGCTGGCAAAACAGCGTTGGCAATGGCGATCTTTGGCCGATCCGGTGCCGATCTGATTCCGATGCTGAATGCGGGCCGCGATGGCCTTGCACAGATGACGGAAGAGGCAAACCGATTCGGCCTGACCATATCGACCCAGACATCCAAGGCGGCAGAAGGTTTCAACGACAACCTGACGAGGATCAGCAGTGTCCTCACTGGTCTCGGAAACAAAATTGCTGAACGCTCTGCGCCAGCAATGAAGGATTTGACAGATCGTTTCATTGTATTTGTCAATCAAGGAAACTATGTCGAGCGTATTGCTAACGCGATTGGCAGTGCAATGAATGCGCTGGCGCAAGCCGTACAATGGGCATCTTCCGCTTGGGAAGTCTTTGCAATCCGCATCAATGCAGGAATTGCCGTCCTTGGCTACCTGACAAATCTCGACCTTTCTGGCGCGATGGATGCTTGGTCTTCATCGTCTGTTGCTGCCGGAAAAGTATGGGAGCGCAATGCTCAGGTTCTGGCTCAACTTCGTGGAGAGATTCAGAGCGTCAACAGCGAGTTGAAGACTGATCTTGAGCAGCCGAAAGCAAAAGCACCAATGCTTCCAGTTGATGGCACAGCAGGTGCAGCGGATGAATTCAGCGTTGCTCCATCGCAGGAGCCGGGAACCGCATTCGCGGATCGGCTTGCCATGATCAAAGATCAGTTCGCAACCGAGCGTGAAATCCTTGCGGAAGAATACACGCTCAACCAAGAAACTCTTGACGGCGCACTGGCAAACAAGCTGCTTTCCGAGCAAGAGTACTATGACCTATCGCGCAAGTTGGCGGAAGATCATGCTACATCTCTTGCTGCCATTCAGTCTCAACGTCTTGATGGTGATCTGACTGCTGCGTCTTCCTTCTTTGGCTCTATGGCTCAAGTCGCACAAGCGGGCGGAAAGCGTCTGCTTAAAGTGGCAAAGGCCGCAGCAGCCGCACAAGCAATCGTTGACACCATCCGCGCAGCCGTTAGTGCGATGAATGATCCGACCGCCATCACGCCCATTCAGAAGTTCGCTAATTACGCCGCCGTCTTTGCCAAGGGCATGAGTGCCGTGGCGGCTATCAAGGGCGTCTCCGAAGGTGGTGGCGGCGGTGGTGGAGGTGGCGGAGGCGGTGGTGGCCGTCGAGGCGGTGGCGGTGGTGCAGCCGCAGCCCCGGCAGCGGCATCGCCAACGACCACGTTCCAGTTTACAATGATGAATGATCCGATGGGCTTTGGCGAGAAGTTCGCCAGGCAGTTCATCGATCAGCTTAACAGCACGCAGCGCAACGGCGGCACAATTCGCGGAGTGATAGCCTGATGGCCGACATCAAGATCAGCGCACTATCAGCACTGACCGGGGCCAACACGGCCACGGATGACCTTTATGTGGTGGTGGACACAAGCGTCCCCGAGACCAAGAAGCAGACGCGCGCAGAACTGTTTCAGAATGTCCCGGCTGCTTCATTCGCAGGGGCCAACGTCTTCAATGATGCTGGCGCTGACGTAGACCAACGCATCGAGGGCGACACAGACGCCAACCTTGTCTTTGTTGACGCATCCACGGATCGCGTTGGCTTCGGTACGGCAACGCCGACTGCGAAGCTGCACGTCAACGGATCGTTTGCCCTTGCTGCTCCGGTGACTGTCACGACAAACTATACCGTCGCAGACAACGTGACATTCATCATCTCTAATCGTGGCTCGTCCAACACAATCACACTTCCTGCTGCTGCATCTAATACCGGACGCATTTTGATCATCTCAACAATCCAAGCGGTTGCCGTTATATCTGCATCGTCTAATGTAGTCCCGCGTGAAGGTGGATCAGCTAGTACTGCTATTCTACCAGCGACAGATGGAGCATGGGCATTGCTTGTTTGTGACGGAACTAACTGGATCGAAATGGCAGGAACGCCGTGACCATCTCCACGAGCAACTATACCGTCTCCACGAATGAGCCGCTAAACCATGCCCGCATCTTGTGGGACATGATGACCGGCACTGTCTCTGGCGATGGAACCAATCCGGCTTATGCTGCCAATGACTACACATCACAGAGATGGGAACTTGCACCAGGCTCGAATAACTGGACGCTTGTAGCAGCGGCAGACGTATCTATCGATTGCGTCTTTATTGCAGCGCACAACCTATCAGGGAAAACGGTAATCATCTCCACGGCGGCAACAGTCGGCGGTGGTCACACCACTCGTGCAACAATATCGCCAACTGACAACTCGACCATCGCGGTGTTCTTCAATAACGCTGGGGCGCTCTACACTGTTCGAGAAGTGCGGGTGAACGTAAACGATGGCACGGACATCGCAGTCGGAATCATCCGCGCTGGCGCTGCATTGCAAATGCCAATCCCGATCTACGGAGGCCATAGGCCGCTCAACCTCAACCGCGTCACCGAAGCACAGCAACAGTTCTCCGAGACTGGCCAATGGCTTGGGCGCATCATCAAGAGGCGTGCCGTCACCTCCTCCTACGATTGGGAATATCTCACAACGACTTGGTACGACACATACTTCGAGCCGTTCGCCAAGACGCTGCCATTGCAGCCGTTCTGCATCGCTGGCAATCCGTCCAAGATCACGACCGATGTCGGCTTCGTCTGGACCGACCGAGACGTTGAACCAGTGAACATGGGCATCAACGCTTATCGCTCTGTCTCTCTCGGCGTCACGGGATACTACTGATGACATTCGCCGCACGCCCCGTCGAGATTGTCGAGATCATCCAGCCGCTCTGCTCACGCACGTTCGGTGTCTCGCCTTGCAATGCCACCGGCGATGCCTGTTGGAACACAGACAAGACTTGCAAGTTCCTGTCGGCTCTCGATCTGAGCAAGTCGTTGACGCTGCGGTTTGTCAACGATGACGTTTACGAGTGGCAAGATAACAACACCAATCTGCTGACCGAGAATGGCAACACGCTCACCACGGAAGCGGGCGATCCGTTCCTGATTGATTACATCTACCAGCCCGCACTCGCCATCCCGGCAATGCAGAACTATCAGACGGCTCCGACCGTCCTCAACGTGGCCTCTGGATCGCGCAATAAAAGCCCGCTAGGCTATCGCGCAGTGAGCAATGTCCGTATCAAGGACTTTCCTTGGAATGACGTAGGCACCGATCCTTACGTCTCCACGAGAGCTTATGATCCAGACCAGATAGGCAGCTTCTGGAGCAAGTGGCTTGCCCGCAATCCGTATCACATCGGATACACGCTGAACATCTACGAAGGGCTGATAGGCGAACCGCTTTCGGTCATGACGCAGCGGGAATATGTGATTGAGAAGATCGACGCAGGTCGCAATGGCGTTTCGATCACGGCCAAAGACATCCTGCGAAAAATCACCGACACCAACCTGACGGCACCGTATCTGAGCCGTGGCGAACTGGCTTCGAACATCACCAACGTAGAAACGGCAATGACCGTCGCTGGCGCAACCTTGAGCGACTATCCTACGGCTGGCTATGTCAGGATCAATAGCGAGGTGATTCAATATGCCCAGCGTTATGAAACGACCGGCGGCAACATCTATTTCGACGGACTGACACGAGGCCTAGCAGGAACAACGGCAGCGGCTCAAAGTCAGAACGACCGCGTGCAGCGCGTGCTTTATTACAACGCTACGCCATTCCACGAAATCCTCTATGACCTTCTTGTTAATTGGGGAGGCATCCCTGCGAAATATATCAACTTCGCAGATTGGACGGCAGCAAAGACCACCTATCGACCAGACTACAATTTCACTGCGTGGATCACTGACCCCGACAAGATCGAAGAACTTCTAGCCGAGGTGTGCCTCCAGGCTGTCTCGAATCTGTGGTGGGATGAGCGAGTCCAGAAGATTCTCATGGAGCCGGTGAGGCCACAGCCGTCACCTACGATTTTGACTGATGACGATGCGATTGTTGCTGGCAGCTTCTCAATCGAAGAAAAGCCGGAAGAGCGCGCATCTCAAACGCATGTCTACTATTTGCAGCGCACACCGATCCCGAGCGTGACCGAGAAGAGCAACTATTCTCGCGTCTCGGTTTATATCGATGTTCTGAAGCAAGTGCAGTATGGCGGAGAGCCGCAGATCAGGGAATTGTTCTGCCGGTTCATTAGCACACAGGCAATCGCCAATTCCTTGGCCCAGACCTATCTTGACCGCTTCTCGGATGTCCGCAAGGAAATCACCTTCGATCTATCGGCAAAGGATGCCGCGAACATCTGGACCGGATCGGTTGTGCAGATACGGCACTATCTGGATGTCGACTTCACTGGTGCGCCGCGCGATGGCGAGTGGCTTATCACATCGGCAGAGGTAGCCCGCAACGGCCTGACATACCGCTTTACGGCGGAAGACAACGAGAAGGGCGGCGTTCTCTGGACCTGGCTTACGGATGCTGGGCTTGACGGCAATGGCGTTGCCCAGCCGTGGCGCTGGCTTGATAATAGTGGTAATGATGGAAGCGGAACTCCTCAACCGTACAGGTGGCTTTGATGACAACATGGACGAGCATTTCAAACGCAGCAGTTGCCGTCGGCGGCATTCCGTCAAGCACGACCGTGACGGCGTTGCGCGACAATCCTTCGGCTATTGCAGAGGCATCTTCTGGCGCACCTGTCATGGTTTCTGGTTGGCATCCGTATGACAAGGTGACGATTGGCGATGGCAAGACTGGGTTGATATATGACTTCGCTGTGAACGGAGTCCAATCAAGTGTTGTGACGCCAGACTTTGTAGATGGATACGAATACCGCGTTGTTGCTTTGGGATTAAGGCATAACGCTGCCGGGTTTACTGACCGCAGGCTTCAAATGGAAGCATTCAAGCAAACAGATGCAGTATATCGATTAGTCAAACAGTCAGAGCAGGGAACTAATAATCAAGATTTTGGCTATCATGCAGAATTCTATTTTCCAAGACTTGAGAGTACTTCTCATTTTGTCATGACAATGACCTACAGGAATGGCGCATTTAGCTCTCAGATTGACGCAGATTCAGCTATGTATGATACGCCAGCACAGAAAATATTGCGCGCTCGCATATCGTTCACCGGCGACAGCATAGCTGCCGGAAAAATCTGGATGTTCCGCCGCCGCGAATATGCCTCTTCTCCGTGAGACATTGACATGATTGACGATCAGACCTTCAAAGTGCTCGGGGCCATCATGCAATGGATCATCGCGCCAGTGGCCGCGTTTGTCTGGGTGATCTACCGACAGCAACAGGCGCATGAGACGGCCATTGCTGTTCTGCAAGCACAGACCGAAACATCGCGTACAGCGCATGACCGTGAGATCAAGGAGATTCGTGAGACAAGCCGCGCGATCATGGCGAAGCTGGATAGCATCGAGGAGGCTTTGAGAAAATGAAACTGCCATCATCGTCTCTTGCGAAATTGTGGGGCGTGCATCTTGATCTGGTGCGTGTAGTCAATCGATGCGCTGCCGATTGGAAGGATGCCGATACGGGCTTCATTGTTACCTGCGGATTGCGAACACTTGAGGAGCAAAAGATTCTCAAGGCCAAGGGTGCCAGCAAGACGTTGCGCTCGCGTCACATCCCTGCCGCCAACGGTTACGCACACGCCATCGATCTGGCTTGCACAATCAAAGGCCAGGTGCGCTGGGATTGGCCGCTGTACGATAGCCTCGCCAAGCGAATGAAGGCAGCGGCAAAAGCTGAGAACGTTCTGCTCGAGTGGGGCGGTGATTGGGTTTCGTTCAAGGACGGCCCGCATTTTCAACTGCCGTGGAAGCAATATCCCGGCACAACAAAAGGAAGCAAGTGATGACAAAAGAAATGGTTTGGGGCGTAGTGCGCGCCGTTCTCGCGGCTGGTGGCGGCTATGTTGTCGGAACCGGACTCATTGATGCTACGGCCATGAACGAGATCATCGGCGCGCTCGGCGTCATCTTCGCTGCTGGCTGGTCTATCTGGGCCAAGAAGTGAATTGGCTTGAGATTGCCGCCATCGCCGTGCTGTTAATCGGCATTGGCGCTGGCGGCTTTCTCGTCGCTCAGAGGCCGTCCTTCTGGATCGGACTGGTCACGGCTGCTGCACGGCCCGTTGTTCCTCTTCTTCTGGCGTTATTGGCCAAACGGATGCCTCCTGAGAAGGAACAGGAGTGGCGGGATTGCATCCGCCGTGGCGGAGAGTGGGATCATCATCGGAAGCGGTGCAAGAGGTAAGCCACCGCTCGCCTAGCGTAGCATAGCCAGCGATGTCACGCCAGTGATCGACCTCGTGCGGGTTGCCTGACAGGATGCGCCCAATCTTGCTGGCGATCATCTCCAGCGACTCGCGTTGAGGATCATCAAGTTCCTCCCAATTCTTTCCGTGACGCATAGCGTCTTTTAACGACTGAGCCATTGTAGACACAGAAAAATAACTGCCGTGGGTCTTCTCGCGTTCATCTAGAATGTCACTCATATTCCACCACCTTTACGGTCAGTTTCATTCCAAGGACGTTATAGCATGCCTCTAGTTCCGCAACGCGCGGGCAGTGCCGCGTTCGCCAGCCCTTGAACGTGTTCCTTGAGATGCCCGTCCGCTCGGCCATATCGGTGACGCCAATCTGCTGGTGGTTCATCGCCGCGTACAGCCGCCGCACCAGCGGGTGCGCGTGCTGCGGTATGGGCATGCGACGGAAACGCCTCATGGCTTTTCCTTCAACGCTCTGATGGCGGCGGCGGAAATGCGGGCGACATACGAACCACGGTCATATATCACTTCGTCAATTGCGTTATCTGCCCCTACAAAAAACTCACGTTCTTTTACGTCAGCTTCGTCGCAAATTCTTGCCGCCTCCTCCAGCACCTCGGCACGGATGAACGGGCGCATGGCGTTGATGGCGACGAGGGCGATGTGCCGATATGCTTCACGGTTCTCTTCCGGCTTTGTGCCGTCTCCGGTTTCGTTAAAATTTCGCGCCTCCCAATTGTCGCCTTTCTCACTGCATATCGCTCGCGCGACAGCCTCTATCTGCTCTGGTGTGGTGGTCATTTCTTCTCCGTTTGCCATTGATAGCCGCACAGTTCGCAAGTGTAATCTGTCCAACTAGACGGGTCGCGCCCGGTCATGATGTTACCATCATCGCAATGCGTCTTGGACTTAACGGCAGGGTGGCTGCACTTTTTCTGGATTTCTGCTTTCTTCTTTTTGAGGGCTGCAATCTGGTCGTCAATTTGCTTGATGATGCTCATGTGCGGGGTAACCTCCTCGGGCATGTTGCGTTCATACAGGTCTGTTCGCTGGTGGGCGGGCAGATGCAGCCCCGTTGCGCGATGAATTCCGGGTAGTAGCGATAAAGGCTAAAAAGTACATTGCCGCACGGGCCGCACGGGGTGTGGTCAATCGCTGCCATTGTTGTTCTCCTGTGTCAGTGGGAGGATGAGATTATGATCCGGTGGTGTACACCAATCATCTGTACGTTCATACGCCCCCGGCCACGCATTGAGAGCGGCGGCGATGGCGGCGCGGGCCGCGCTACGCCACATTGGGCGGTGACGGAATGGTGTTTCATCCCAACAGCCTTCGCCATTTATGTCATCGCACATTGCCCACGCCGTGGTTTCTATTACCTCATCCAATATCTGCTCAGGCTTGATCACAGTCCCTCCCCCTCCTCGCAATCAATGACCAGCTTCACACAGGCGATGCGGTCATCTCCACCAGCCTCTTCAGCGTCCTCTCTTCGCGCCCAGATGGCCACCATGTGGGGATACACATTCACCCATACCTCACGCTGGATGCGGGGCTTCACCTCAACGAGGTCGTAGCAATCCATATCCGCGACAGAAAACCACTCGCCATTAACGCCCCAGCACATGCTGTCCCAAATGTCACCCGGCTTCTTGATCGCCCCATGAACCGGGAACTCACCGCCCCCATCCACCGCATAGATGCGAACCTCGCGGCCATCGCGGGTCTTGTACTGCTTACCAAGCTCAATCATTGCTTACCTCCTTCAGTGCAACGGTGGCAGGATTGGACGCCATAGCCTTCGCCAGTTCCTTCTGGCTGTATGGGTGACTGCCCGGATATTCCATTCGGTAGTAGGCATTCAGTTCCGCCTCGCACTCACGCAGCGCCGCCTTCAGCTTCTCGTTCTCTGCGGTGAGGCGGATGATGGTGTCGGCAGCGTCCTCCATAGCCACCCAAGCACTCACATCACCTCCGCGATAGTCGCGCAGCCTGTCCACAATATCACTCATGCTCGTCTCCCGATATTGCGGCACTCGCTTTGACTCTAAACTTCGGCTTTGCGCTCAGTCTGCGTTGCATCTCAATGAAAGTGTCAGCCACGATCTCCAGACAGTTCAGGGCATTGTATTCTTCTGAACTGTCCATCTCCCGCAGATCATCAAACAGACATCGACTCTTGAGGACTGAGATGTAAACAGTAGAGAGTTTGAGCATGTGGGCGAATTGGTCATCGTCCATTCCTTTACTCACCAATCCCTCCCAGATGCTAGTGCAGCTGCTCTATGAGCCTCTGCCAACTCTTCTCGAAGCCGCCGGATTCTTCTATCAGCATCGGCCAAGTCTTTCTGCAATTTCCTCACCGTTTCGCCCAATGCGCGATTGACGGTTTCAAGATCAGGTTCTCTGGTCATCAACGCCTCCTCTTCTTTTTGCCGTACAAGACAGACACGCCAACCTGGTGGCATCGTTTTGCCAATGCCGCATTGCCTCGCGCTCCGCGCCAGCACATAGCCAGATGCTTCATGCCGTAATGCGTTTGCGTAGCGCACGATGCGCGCCGGATGTCACCACGGTAGCCCATAGCCCGCGCTGTGCCGCGTAGCACCTGCAAGGGGCCTGATGCACTGCTTCGTTTGTTGTGGTTGTGGCATCGAACACCGCTCTCGATCTTTGCCATCTTCAAGGCGAATCCAACTGGCACGCCTTGCCGTCTTGCCTCCGATGTAACCAATCGAGTCGCATCTGAAGCATGTGCCAAGACACTTCCAGCCGTCATCGCGGCGATCAAAACAAGATACCTCATCACGGCCAGTACACTCCCATCAGGAAGCCAAGACCGACCATGATTGGACCGCAGATCAGCCAGTCGATCAGGGAGAGCCGAGGGGCGCAGCCCTCCCTGACCTGGGTAGACTTGGCATACCGCTGATCAGCAGCGGCCACTGAACCGGACAGCACGCCCGGATCTCCATGAAGCCACTCTTCTTGTGTGGCATCGTATTCATATTTCGCCATGACGTTCCTCCTTGAAACTATGGCAAGCCTAGACTAGAATTCTCAATCAATCGTTAACGCAAGCATCCGGTTTGCTCCCCCGGATGTATGGGGCGGTGGCTATCCTCCTTTAGTTGCCGCCCCTCCCATATTCAGAAGTGACAGCAGCTTGTCGCTGGCATCGGTTGCACCATAACCAATAATAACGCGATGGCCGATACTTTCCAAGTATGAAATCATGTCATCCTGATCGGATGAAGTTCGCCCGCCCTTCTGGCGCTTCATCTCAATCCAGATTCCCCATGCCGGAATGAACAAGTCAGGCACGCCAGGAACAACGCCTTCCAACTTCAGTTTCTTTGCCGTCGAGATGTTGCGCTTTCCGCCGTTCGGTATTGCAAAGATCAATACACGAGGCCACTTGGCGCGGAACCATTGAACGAATCCGGCTTGCTCGTCATGCTCAGAAGGGAGGGAAACCGTTGAACGCATCGCAGCCTTCTTTCTGTACTTGATCAGGTACAACGTCACGCCAATGAGTGCAATATCGAGCATCATATAAGCTCACGCAATTAGAACAGCGGCTCTTGGAGTTCTGCCAACTCTTCGGCGGTGAGCCGCTTGTGCTGGCTATAGTCGAGTTGTATAATGTCGTGGAACTTGTCATTCGGCTTCACCTTTATCCTGCGCGGCTTGATCCAGTGGTCGCACTCTTGCATGGCGTCTTCGGTGGTCATGGCAGACGCCCCTAGCGATGGCATCCGCTTCTGGTATCGCTCCGCAGCATAACCTCCGTGGTCAGGGCATAGCCACTCAGAGACCTTGATCAGTCCGCAATAATAGGTGACACGGATGCTGTCTGGCTTGCCTTCCTTGCGCCAGCGGGAATAGCCCACATCGTCAACGTCAACCCATTCGGCCTGTACCTGTGTGGAGATCATCGCGCCAGAATATGCCTTCGTTCCGTGGTTGAATTGCGGAGGCGGGAATTCATGGCCGCACTCGATGCACACTCTAACGGCGGCATGATTGACAGTCAAACATTCCGGGCATTTCTTGACTGGCGCTTCGCCGTTTTCGGTGCGGCCTTTGATCTTCGGCTTGATCTGATCAATGAATCCGTGGCGCATCACGTTGTCGCCGTAGTCCAGCACTAGGCAGTTCTCTTTCCCCGGCGCAATGCGTGTGCCGCGTCCGACAATCTGAATGTATAGGCCGGTGCTTTCGGTAGCCCTCACGATTGCCACGAGGTCAACATGCGGGACATTGAAGCCGGTGGTCAAGACGTTGACGTTGATCAGGCACTTGCTTCCGCCACGCCGGAACCGCTCGATCTTGTCGGCGCGTGCGCTCATGCCATCGGCACCAGTCACGACATCCGCCTCGATGCTATGCGTCTCGAACTCGGCACGGAGCAACTCGGCGTGATTGACACCGCAAGCGAAAACCAGCCACGCCTTTCGCTCCGCACCATAGCGCACGATTTCTGCAACTGTTTCAGTTACCAATTCCGGATCAGATGCAGCCTTGGCTAGTTCGCTCTCGATATACTCCCCGCCGCGCTTGCCGACGTTCGAGAGATCGATAGTCTTGACGCCGCTCTTGCTAATCACCGGGGCCAGGAATCCCTGCTCCATGAGATCAGCAACCGGGATGTCGTATGCAATGCCGTCAAAGATCGCATTGTCGCCTTCGTGCAGGTAGCCACTATCGAGCCGGTAGGGCGTAGCCGTGAGGCCAACCACCTTCACGCCGGGATTGCATACGCGGAGGTCTGATAGGAACTTGTTGTAGCGTGTGCCGTCTGTCTTCGGAATCAGGTGCGCCTCGTCTACGATCACCAGATCAGGCGCTGGCACTATGTCATAAGCCTTCTTGTGGATCGACTGGATGCCCGCAAACGTGATCGGCTTCTGCAACACTTTCTTTTTGAGGCTGGCGCTATAGAAGCCGACATCTGCTTCGGGATAAAGCGCCATCAACTCGCTGGCGTTTTGCTCCAGCAACTCCTTGACATGCGTCAGGATCAGAACGCGCGTGCCGGGATAGCTCATCGCATCCTTGATCAGGTGTGCGATGATCAGGCTCTTGCCCGAGCCAGTCGGAGCAACAATGATCGGATTGTCACCCTTCTTGTCTGACCAATAATTGTATAGGCCATCAATGGCGGCTCGTTGATAGGGGCGGAGTTCTAGCATCAATGGCACCAAGGAGGCGTTGGCTTTGATTTTGATTTTTCTGCGCGACGCAACCACAACATTTGTCTAAAAATTTCTTTTGTTTCTTCGTCAAAACTATTGCAAACAATTCCTACAGAATGCTCTAAGTTATTTACGTCTTTATCAATTGAGAATGCTGCCGTTGTAAGTGTTTGGCAAAACAATTCTGTTGCTTCAGGTATTTCCCACAATTCCCTAGGATCATCATTCCAAAAATTAGTATAAAGCATAATTTTCTGATTGTTGTTAATTGCGTGCAGCAACACAAGAGCGTTAGAGTTTATGTCTTTTGACAAGCATATTACAAACAAGTGGTCTTCAGACATGATTCATTCTCCTTTTATAATTCCGCACGATCTCGCCGTCTTCGTTGATGTAGTCGATCCAGTCTTCTCCGCTATCATGCACCGGCAGCTTCACTAGCGCCGGATTGTATATGTGATCACCGCAGCCGCTGCGCTGGTCGATCTCATCGAGTGCCTTCTTGTGCCTGGCGCAAGACCAGCCTTCGGTCTCTGCCGTCGAGAAGGCGCATGTGCGGCAGTTCAGTTCCGCAGCGCCATCTCCGTGGCAGATCGAGTGATACGGACAGAACTTGCACTCGAACCATGCCGGATCGTTGCTGATTCC